AAGACCAACCAATACTACAGAATCTTCCGCGTAGACAACATCCTCGCCTAAGTAGTAGTATAAAAATAAGAGTAGGGTTAACCTACCTTCTTTCAGGGACTCTTCGGAGTCCCTTTTTTTGTCTGTATTATTTGTATAAATAGAAGTATATAATAGAGAGGTCAACATGGCATTAACAGAGAATAAAAACTACCTACAACCCACAGGGTTTAGGTTAATCATAGCAGGAGACGAGTACAAGAACCTAGAGTACTTTATACAGTCTGTTATCCATCCCGGTTCTAGCGTTACTCCACTAGAGATGCCAGTTGCGCGAATCACGTCTGTCCCTTTGGCAGGTGATAAGATCCAATATGGTGAGTTACAAGTAGAGGTAATATGCGATGAAGACATGACTGCATACAAAGAGATGCAGGGTTGGTTGGAACGTATTGTTACGGACGGACAGGTTGATGGTAACGAAGGTGGGAAGGTCAGTACCTACTCTGACATTACTCTTGTTATACTAACAAGTCATAACAATAAGAACGTGACCTTTAAGTACAATGATTGCTTGCCTACTAACGTGGGTCAGATCTCAATGAACTCTAATGTCGCAGACGTAATTTATCCTACATTCAATGTATCATTTCGGTTCAGTTCTTTCGAGTTAAAGTAAATGCAGAAAGTCTATATTATGAATGAGAGGTTACTCTCTATCCTTGATAGATGGGTACTGTTCGTTGACAAGTATGATGTTATGTCTAACAACACAATGTTAGATGGTAAAGACAGAGATCACTATGTTAGCAATGAGTACTTGGAATCAATACAAGCAGATCATATAGGTCATCCTGAGACCGCAAGATCATATTGTATCAAACCTCCTCACTACAAGGGGGTTGACAAGAACTACCAACTAGAGTATAATATACTCGACTCAGAGATGAGAACAGAGTTGGGTGTCAGACAATCAGCACTATCACAGTTGTACCCCGAAGATGGATTCATTGCTTGGCATTCTAATGCCGATGCATCATCATTCAATCTTATATTCACATGGAGTGAGAAGGGAGACGGTTACTTCAAGTACGTTGATCCTATCACAAAGAACCATACATGGATGGTAGACAAGAAGGGTTGGCAGTGCAAGGCAGGTTACTTTGGTTCTAACGATGAACCAGATAAGGTAATGTACCATTGTGCCGCAACCAACTGTAAGAGAATCACATTGAGTTACACGTTAGGTTTCGATGAGTCCTATTGGAAGGACGCTATTGAACATATAAATACAAAGGTATGATAGAGTATCATGGGGCGTGATGCTTAATATAGACCACCCACTAAAGTCGGTTATAGTCTATCATACACTATTATAATTAGAGAGAGAATATTATGTTGTTAGACCTTGAAAGTATTATGGAAGAGTGGAAGAAGGATGCAGAGATCCCTCAACACAAATTAGATGATACATCTAGACAGACCCCATCCTTACACGCAAAGTATTTGCAGTACCTATCCTTGACTAAGTTGCAGTTGAAACGCACAGAGCATTCACAGGCAATCTTGTTGAAGGACAAGTGGGCGTATTACAATGGCAAGATGTCTCGCGAAGAGATAGAAGCAACTGGATGGAACCCAGATCCGTTTAACGGACTGAAGATCCTGAAGGGCGAGTTAGAATACTATTACAATGCTGATCCAGAACTTCAAAGAAGCGAAGAGAAGATCGCATACCTTAACACTATTATAAGTACACTTACAGAGATTGTTGATAGTTTGAAGTGGAGACACCAAACGATTGGCAATATTATTAAGTGGCGAGCATTTGAAGCAGGTGGTTAATGGAAGATAATACTATACGCGTAGGTATGATGTCACACTCATACATAGCGATAGATGCTAATGCGGCACAGGATCAGGAACTCCGTGAGTTCTTTGCATTCTTTGCTCCCGGTTACCAGTATATGCCAGCCTATAAAAGGAAGGTGTGGGATGGTCGGGTGAAGTTGTACAACCAAGTGACCAAGCAAATGAACGTTGGTCTCTATCATCACTTACGAAAGTTCTGTGCTGATCGGTTCTATCCCTTACAGATCATTGAGCATGAAGAGTATGGTATTCCGTCTGCCAAGGATGAGGTTGATCATCCGTCACTGATTAAGACTATGAGTTCATGGCAGATGCCGTTCGAAGCATATGATTATCAGTACAAAGCAATCAGTCATGGTATCGAAAGTATGAGGTGTTTGCTACTCTCTCCAACTGGGTCAGGGAAGAGTTTCATTATATACAATTTGATGCGGTTTGTCAAGGAAAATAAAGATGTATCTAAAACTTTAATCATTGTGCCTACCACAAGTCTGGTAGAGCAGATGTACAAAGACTTTGCCGACTATGGGTATGACGTGGATGAGAACGTCCATATGATCTACTCAGGTAAAGATAAGGTGACGGACAAACCTGTCATCATATCTACATGGCAGTCGATCTATAAGTTTGGTGTGGAATGGTTTGAGCAGTTCGATGCAGTGTTTGGTGATGAGGTACACCTGTTTAAGGCAAAGTCTCTATCTACTATGATGGACAAGTGTATCAATGCAAGGTATAGATTCGGTACTACAGGAACGTTGGATGGTACTGAGACGAACAAACTTGTACTAGAGGGTTTATTCGGGCCAGTGTTTACGGTGACTAGCACCGCACAATTGCAGAAAGATAAACAACTAGCAGACCTTGACATCTCTATTCTGCTGTTACGTTACCACAATGATAAGTGTCATTGGATGAAGGACAAGACCTATCAGGAGGAGATAGACTTCATTGTTACTAACAAAGCACGGAACAACTTCATTACTAAGTTGACAGTAGACCAGACAGGTAATACCTTGGTCATGTTCCAGTTTGTAGAGAAGCACGGCAAGATACTATTTGAACTTATCAAGGATGCAGTATCCGATGACCGTAAGGTGTTCTATGTGTCTGGTGAGGTTGGCGCACAGGATCGCGAGAAGATCCGTGGTATAGTAGAGGGAGAAGACAATGCTATTATCGTTGCCTCTCTAGGTACCTTTAGTACAGGTATAAATATAAAGAACCTGCACAACATTGTATTTGCTACACCCAGTAAGTCTCAGGTTAAAGTATTACAGAGTATTGGACGAGGACTAAGGAAGTCAGACAATGGTGTTGCAACTAAGTTGTTTGATATTGCTGATGACTTCCATGTAGATAAACATAAGAACTTTACTCTACGTCACAGTGCCGAAAGGATTAAGATATACACGAAGGAAGGATTTAAGTACAGTATTTACCCTATTAACTTAAAGGAGCAAACCGATGACTGATAATATAAAGCAACTGAAGTTGGTTACTGGTGAAGAGATAATCTGTGAAATCATTGAAGAGGATGATCAAGATTTAATCATAAGAAATCCACTTGCCTTTGAATATAAAGTTACACCCGAAGGAGATCGAATGTGGTCTTATCGTCTGTTCATGTGTTACCAAGACGATCCTGATAAATTGATTCTAGTTAAGATCGATAAGATTGTGGCAATTGCTAACCCAGTCCCATCGATAGTGAAACAATATATAAAGGGTGTAGAATCAATTATGGATTATAATGGTGATGATTATGATGAAGAAGAAGATGATCTTGAATACGATAGTGATGAAACAAACAGAGACAACGTTCTTCTGTTCCCAACCATCCACTAAACATAGTGTATTGGCTGTGGGCAGACGATTGTCTTATTATAGCACAGGAATCAACTCCTGTCAAGGAATATATTAATGAAAACCGGAATAACTGCAAGTACCTTTGATTTACTACATTCAGGTCACATTGCGATGCTAAGAGAAGCAAAGTCTCAGTGTGACTATCTTATATGTGCCCTTCAGGTTGATCCATCCAGAGATCGATCCGAGAAGAATGCTCCTATCCAATCCCTAGTCGAGAGACAAGCACAACTATCTGCCGTCAAGTATGTTGATGAGATTATGGTGTACGAGTCCGAAGCAGACCTAGAAGACTTACTTGCTATGTGCCAGATTGATATTAAAATCATGGGTGAAGAGTATCGTGACATTGACTTCACTGGTAAGGACATATGTAAGAAGAGAGGTATAGAGTTATACTTCAACAAGAGAGATCATAGATTCTCTTCGTCTGAACTACGACATAGGATATGTCACGAGGCATTATCAAAGGAAGAAGAAGTTTACCTTGACAAAAGACTGTCACTATAGTATAATAGTTATTAAACAAATGGAACTATAAATAATGAAACCTAAAGACAAACCACATTACGTTAACAATAGAGACTTCAGCAATGCGGTGTTTGAGTATTGCAAAGATGCTATGCGTTGTAAGGAAGATGGTATCACTAAACCTATAGTTACCACATACATTGCTACTTGCTTCCTTCGCATTGCCGAGGGACTATCTCACAAGTCTAACTTCGTTCGCTACACCTATCGTGAAGAGATGGTGATGGATGCTGTGGAGAACTGCCTCAAGGCAATTGAGAACTATGACATTGAGACGGCAACCAGATCAAAGAACCCTAATGCATTTTCCTACTTCACTACTATCTCGTGGTATGCGTTCCTA